GGCCGGTACCAGCCAGCGGGATTCGCTCGCCAGTTGCTTGCGCTGTGCGACCGGCAAAGGTGCGTGGCGGCAGAACATCGCTGGTCATTAGCGGGACGCCAACAGCTTCGGCCTCTTGTACAATCGCTGGCAATGGCACTCTTGGACGCGGCACAGCAGCCCCGCCAGCAACACTACCAACCAAACCAGCCGCGAGCTGTGCCGCAGGCCCGCCACCAGCCTCTGCGGTTAGCTGAGATACCGCACCACCCGTTGCGGCTCCGGCAAGCTGTGTGCCCGGTCTAGCGGCCAGTATCTCGCCAATGCCGGTGACAGCCGTTCGCGCGGCACCGGGAGCCTGCGCCATTAGGCCGCGACCCAGCCCGATCATACCAGCGCCGCCACCAACTGCACCAGCCGTTGTCTGCAATACACGCTCTGCGGCTGTCTTGGCTTCTGGTACGCCAATGCTGGTTAGCAGATTCTCCATCGCCGCTGTCGGCTCGGTGAAGTTTGTGCCGAATAGCGCGTTGATGCCCATCACAATCGGGTCAACGACAGCAGGAAAAGCCGCGCCAGCCAAAGCGCCGGGAGGCCCGCCCATAGCGCCCCCTAGAGCGGCAAAAGCGGCAGTTGGCGCAAGGCCACGCGCCAAAGCGCCGCCGACGCCTTCAACGCTTGTTTCAGGCTCTGGCGTACTGATTCCGCCGCCAAACTCAGCAGCAAGCGCAGCGTAATCAGATGGCGGGATATTGACGGTGCTGACTGGCTCCATGGCAGCGCCCGGAACACCACGCGGTATATTGGATTCTTCAGTGGGCTGCGTCGATCTCGGTGGCCCAATATTGACGCGCATAACGGGACGCCCTTCAGCATCCATCGTCATGCCGCCAGCCGCATCGGTTTCTATATTGCCGCCAAACTCACGGGCCAAGGCTTCATAGTCTACGGCCATTATTGAATCCCAACTCTGCGCTTGAACGCATCCGCAGATTGCTTATTTGGGAAGGTGGCAACCCTCCCATCTGGCAATGGAACCGTTATATTTTGCGATGGCGGGGCAACCGGCTGTTCTAATACGGGGCCAGCGATGGCATTGATTTCACGCTCATTGTAGCCACCAGCGCGCAAACGATTCACACGCCGCTGAGTTGCCTTCTCAATAATCTCCAAACGCCTGTTAAGGTTTTTCTGGACTTCACTAGGTTTCATTCCCGGCGTAACTGTAGTGGCGTTGTAAGCTGATTTTTCGCCAGCCGTAAGTGACGCGCCAAACAACTTGTTTCGAATAACGTTGTCGCTTGCACGGAAATCTGCCCACCAATCACGCTGTCCCGGCGTCCCAACGCCGAATGCTCCTTGGGCAATATTTTCAACATCTCCAGCTATATTACCAGCGAAGTCCTCTTGAAATGAGTTGACCGCTCGCTTGAGAGCATCAAGTTGATCCACATCTTCAGTCAGTTTGTCGGCATCACCTTGGCGCAATGCCGTTCCAGCCGCCGCTGGGCCACCGGGAATTGGCTCAAGACCGCCGCCCGGCGTCCGCCTATAGCCAGACGGAACGCCTCCTCCTTGAAACGTAGATTCCGCTCGTGTGTCCGCACGCTCTGCTCGTATGTCCCCACGGCGCGCAAGATCAAGACGCTCTGCTTCAGCCGCTGATGTTGGAGCGGGCTGTACGCCGATAATAGGCTTCAGTTGCATCGCCGGTATAGGCTTGGCGATTCCGTCAAAACGATCAAATGGATTAGCCATTACTGTGCTTCCAAAACGCGCGCTGCCGCACCAGAACCATACTTTGAATCAAATGCACTTCGCAACTTAGGATTTGTTTTTAGCAAATCCACGGCTTCTTGCGGGATTGATGGGGATATTTCTGCGTCTTGCGATGCGGCCATCACGATTTTTTTCGCAAAAACACCAACGCCGGGAACGATGATAAAATCATCTCCTTCCCGTTTAGTTCTAAGCGCCTTTTGGAACTCAGGAGTGCCCGGTTTTAAACCTTCTGCAATTAGCTCTTTGAGAAACGGAGTTTGGTCAGCAACAGTCGAAAGTTTGCTCCACAACTCCGGATTCGTCGCAGCAAGTGTCGCGCCAATCGAGATCATCCCAGCGTTAGGATTCTGTTCATACACGCGCAAGTTTGCCTCGCCCTGTGCGGCTTCTTGTGTTCGACCAGAATTGCGCGCTGCATCAATGAACGTCTGCATCTTTGCTTTGACGGCATCAGGTTCGCCGCCACGCATCAGCATATAAAGTTCCGTCCGCTGGCGCTCGTCAGCCTCACGCTGCGAGGCTGTCCGCATGGTGTAAGCTTGTTTGGCCCGATCTGCGATAGACGGATTCTTGAGAATCAAGTCGCTGATCTGCGTTGTCGTTGGCGTCCCGCCTTCAAACGCCGCCAGCAGCGCAGCCTCACCCTCGCGGGCGCGCTGTTCAACTTCCCGTGCCTTGCGCTGTTCTTCAAGAACAGTGCTGATTTGCAATCCCTGAGCGAAGCCCGCCAGCGGGGAAACCACGTTATAGTTATAAGGCTCTGCCATGATCTACCTGACTTACCGTATGGAGTTTAGAAGCCGGGAATCGGAACCGGCGCTACGTTAGGCTGGAAATTATAAACTGGTGTGGTCTGCGCATTCTGGAAGGTGCCGGAAAGACCGACATTGCCAGCACCGCCAAAGCCGCCGAGTATTCTTTGACCAGTGGGGCCTGTGGCAAATCCGCTGACTTGATTAAGCGCAGTGTTGAAGGCGTTTGCCGATCCAAGGATTCCGCCAGCCTGCGCTCGTCCAGATTCCTCAAGCAATCCAGCAATGTTTCCGGCGCTGGTAACACCGGCAGCGCCGACGCCAGCCGCAGACCGCTGGCCCAATGATGTCATCTCGCCAAGACGCCCATATTGCTGTTCCAGAAACTGGTTGAGCAGCGATGGCCGAAACTGCGCAAGCGCACCCTGAACATTGCCGCCACGAAGCCCGCCGGTTGCCGACGCCTTCTGCAAAAGCGCCTCTTCGCCTTGCCGTGCGATTGCCTGAAACAGCGGGCTTTGCTCTTGCTCGGCAACATAAGCCTGCTGGGCTTCTGGCCCGGCAAGACCGAGCGCCGCCATCTGTTGCGCCAGTGCAGGCGTCCCAGCCGCACGATAAGGTTCTAGCAGCCTTTCAAGATTCTCACGCGCCGCGCGCTGTTCTGCGGCCCCCAACTCAGCAGATTTAACTTGTGCCGCCGCCGCGCTTTTTGATGCGCTGGCAGACGAAATGCCACCGATTACAGCACTACCTACAACTGCCGCTGCCATTGCCGACATCAACGCTCTCCTAGTGACAGGCGCAAGACCTGCCTATAATCTAATGTGATTTCTTCGCCAAGTGCCGAGCCGGTAGAACCGGCGATGTCGCGGATGGCGAACAGATACACATCATCGTTCGCGGCCTTCACGGCGATTGCGTTAGGCTCTTTGGCATGGTTGACATAGCGCCCGGCTGGCGTCCGCTTGCCGTCAAGCCTCGCCGGAGCGATGGCCTCCAATGCAGCGATGTTGCCAGACGCGAACATTCCCTTTCCGGCGATTGGCGAAGGTGCCGTGACCACCTTGTATTCGCCAAGCGGGAATGGAATCAAATCGGCGGTGTTTTCGGAGATGCTTTGCACGGTCTCGGCGTCAAAGCCGAATGTTGCAATGGCGTCGTGGAAGTCCGCGATGTCCTCATCATTGCGGTGCGTCAGAAACTTCTGGCCAGCCTGCCACTCCTCGCTCTTTTCAAACAAGACGGCTTCCAGCTTTTCCACGTTCATCTCGTTCGTGGCGTAGATGTTCTGCCACACCATGTCCTCGATCACATACGCCAGCTTGCGCCCCGGCTCGGCTATGAAAGTGAACGGTGCGCTAATTTCTAACGTCTCGCCGGATTCCTTGAACAGCATCACCTTGCCAGACACCAGCACATTCATATGCGGGTCAAGATGCTTATGCCCGATCAGATACGACCCGGCCTTAGCCGCCATCTCACGGATATAGATGCCGGGGCCGAAGCGGTGCGTGACCGGGCAATCGGCCTGCTGGTGCCGCAGAAACTCACCCTCAAGCCGCTGTATATCGCTTTCGCAAAACTTATCGCCCAGCACGATCATCTGATCGTCTGGCGCTTCATCATATACCAAGGCGGTTTCGAGTGTCATTCTGCCCTTTCAGACTGAGCCACCGGCTGCTCAATGACGCTCGGTGGCTGCACCTTACACTAATCTTCGGAGCTTTCAAACTCCCGCTCTTCCTGCGCCTGACATGACCGCAGATCGTGACAGATGAAGTCGAACTTGTTGCAATAGCCACGGAAGCCAGCGTTCTCGTCCCATTGGTTGCGCGGGATTCGCTCCATCTTGGCCTGCGTCAACGTGCTGTTGTCATAGTATTCGCAGTTGGAGCAACGACGCCGCCGGGCTTCCGCCTCATCGACTTGCATTGCAACGCCCAGCGCCTTCCAGTATGGCCCATTCGCGTTCGGTTCGTTGCTGGGCTTTTCTGGGCCGAGCATCCAATCCTTGATGACGATCTGAGTGTTCTTCTTGTTCTCAGACGCGGTGATGAATGGCTCGCTTTCCTGCAAACCATTGAAGCCACCAAACACGATAACAGGCTTTTTCACGTTACAATCTCCCGACCCGATGCGCGGATGGTAAGCGAGGTTGCCGCGCTGGCAATAGTTGAAATGATCCCGCCGGGGTCAAGCACTTGCCCGACCAATTCCGGGAACGTGTAGGTTTCATTCGGCGCGATGGCCCGCGTGTCAACGATTAGATTGCTCGCCCCAGCAGTCCCGCCGGACGCAATCAAGTTGACGCTAATCGTGACATTGCCAGCCGCCGTATTGGTGGCCGTGAACTTGTCGATGATCGTGCGGCAATTGACCGCCGTATACTGTCCGGTCTGCACGGCTTCGGCCTGCTTTGCGGGAATAAGCGTTTTTACGGTTACGGCCATGATACGTCCTACTGCTCCGTCTGCGTAACAGCCAATATCACAGCCGGGGCCGCAGGCGCAAATGCCGTCGCGGCAACGGTTGCGATGCTGACGTTAGTGCTATTCGCCGCGTACATGACTTCGATAAAGTCGCCTGCCAGCAGCGATACTACTTCGTTGAGTGATACTACCAGATAGCCGTTGTTGAGCGTGATCGACGCGACCCGCGCGGAGTTGGGAATGTCAGCGGTATTGTTCTTGCGTAGCCAGACCCAGATAGATTTTTGGGATGAATTGGTGGAAGTGATCTGCACCGACACCGAAATGTTGTAGAGACCGGCGTTGGCGATAACAACGCGGGACGCAGGCGTACCCAAAGAAACGTCGTTGGCAATCTCGGTGTTGGTAAAAACCAACGCATACGCCGTGTTAGCCGCTGCGGGTGTCTGCGTGTCTAGCTTGGTGAACTCGCCGTAGTAAATCTGCTGTTCAATCGTCGGGCGCACAAAGATGATGCCGTCGGTCGTGCCGACCTGCAATACCGCCGCCACTGGAACGACGTTGTTCGGTGCCGTTGGCTTTACGTTAGTGAATGCGCCAGCAACTGTCGGGGAGGCGTAGAGAACGTCACCGAGAGCAAACGCGCTGGTGTTTACATCGCGCACAAAGCCGAATGTGGTGCAGTATCCCCTCTCCCCGCTATCGGGCAAATCGTGCGTCA